TGAAAAAAAAGGTGGGAAAATTGGAAACCGAGTTAGCAGAAAGAAGAAAAAAAGTTGCCGAAATGGAAAAAGCTAAAAATGAAGCCGACGAGGAGGCAAAAATGAAAGCAGAGTTAGAGTGCAAAAACAAAGCAACTGAACTCGTTACCAATGCTATAAAATTGGGTAAAATTGTTAATAAAGAAGAAGTTGTTGAAAAATGGACAAACTTGGCTATTGCTGACTTTGATTCTGCGTCTACAATGATTGATGGATTAGCAGTTAACAAAAGTGGTAAAACACTTGAAGTAGAAAACATGGATAAATCTGCTTTAGAGGCAGGAGTAGCATCTGCAATGATTGAAATTAGAAATAAATATAACTTATAAAAGATGAGTGAAGCGTTAAATATACAAGACACCTCCTGGTCAGGACCAGCAGCGTCTTACATGATTACAAGAGCCGTAGTAGGTGCGGACACTATTGAAAAAGGTGCTATCTATGTAGAAGATGGTATCAGAAAGAAAAAGACAATTCCACGAGTTGAGGTTGCTAACTTTATGCAACGTCGTCAAGCAACTCCAACTTCACAAGGTGATGTAACTGTAACAGGTGCAGTTATCGAGCCTAAAGATTTGATGTTGTATTACGAAGTAAACCCTCGTGATTTTGAAGCACATTTCTATGCAGAAAAACTACAACCTAAATTGTTAGGTCGTGAGTTGCCTGTAACAGCAGAAAACTTCATTATGATGCAAACGATGAAACGTTTGAATGAGTTTTTTGAAAACGCAATTTGGAAATCTCGTGTACAATATGACGCACAAGGTTCAGCAGTTGACCCTACAACTAAAGGTGCTGCTGCTTCAGATGCTAACTATTTCTACTTTGATGGATTGGTTAAAAAAGCATTAGACCAAGGTGCAGTTCCTGTAACTTCTCCAGTTGCTTTAACTACTGCAAACATTCGTGATAAATGGACAGAAGCAATGAATTTAGTTCCTAAAGCATTGTTGTTCCGTTATGGTAAAGGTGGTTTGAAATTCTTGGTTTCTTACGCTGACCAATTGAAATATGAAGAAGCATTGAGAACAGATACTTACAAAAATATCCGTTCAGACGAAGCTGCTTACACAAAATATCGTGGATATGATGTTGTACCATGTGCGGGTATTCCTGAAAACACATTCTTTGTATGTATTGCTAAACCAGACATTGATTCAAACCTTTGGTTGGGTATCAACTCAACAGAAGATAATCAACTTCAGTTGGCTCGTTTGCAAAACAATTCTGAATTGTTCTTTGTTAAAGGATTGTTCAAAATGGACACACAAATTGGATTTGCAGACCAATTAGTAATTTACACAACTATTACTGCTTAATTAATTAATAATAACGGGGAGGGCAACCTCCCCCATTTAAAAAATATAAAAAAATGGCAAGATTTGGAGTTTTACCAAATGAGGACAACACAGGACGTGTTATTACTCATGACATTAAAGAACCTGCTTATACAGCAACACTTTCTCTTACACCTAACGCATCTAAAACATACGTTAATCCAGGAACATTGACAGGTGCAATGACAGTTAATTGTGTTGATACATTGTGTCAAAAATATGACGAGATTACATTTATCTTGAAATCAGATACAACTTCTCGCACAGTTACTTTTGGAACTAACTTTGTAAGTGCAGGAACTATTGCACCAGCAATTAGCAAAAGTGCAACAATTCGTTTCATTTATGATGGAACAAACTTTGTTGAAGTAGGTAGAGCAGTACAAGCATAATTCTTTGACTTATGAAAGAGTTAATTGAATTTTTAAATGAATTTACTCACGTTAATGTAGTATATTTTGTAGGAGATGATTGGTATATCCACACACCGACAACAGAATACACAACTAAAACAAGAGATGAAATTCTAACACCGAAAAAGGCAAGTGCTAAAGACAAGGCACAAGAAAATTAATAACTTAAGAGCCTTGTTGTAATTGACAAGGCTTTTTTAATAACTTTAAAAATGAGTTTACCAAATATTACGTTTAATTACGGACAAGGTGGATTAGGTCGAGCATTGCCTGGGAGTGATTACATTTCAGGTTTAATGTTTGTAAATTCAACTTTGCCTTTAGGGTTTTCGTCAACATCGAGAATCAAAAAAGTATTTTCATTATCTGATGCAGTAGCATTGGGTATTGACAATCTATATTCAGATGAAACACAAGCAACTTCCACTTATACTGTAACAAACAAAGGTGCAGAAGGTGATGTTGTTAAAGTTGTTTATACTGATTACAATGGTACTGCAATCACATTGTGTGAGTAAACATTAACTGCTTCAGATGTATCAACTACAACTACTGCTGCAACTGGTGTTACTGCTGCTATTAACGCATTGACAAACACACATGGTTTTTCTGCTACTTCATCATCAGCAGTAATTACAATTACTACTAAAAAAGGAGAGGGTATTTTCCCTAATAGTGGAACACCTTATTCATTAGTTGTTACAGGAACATTTGCTGCTACTATTGCACAAGCGGTAGTTAGTGGTGTTGCTTCTAAAAGAATTGTTGAGTATTATCATGTATCTGAATTTTTCAGATTACAACCACAGGGTGTTTTGTACATTGCTTATTATTCTACTTACGCTGCGTCAAATGTTGCATTGGTAAGAGATTTTGCAAACGGAGAAATTCGTCAAATGGGTGTTATGCACAACTATTCAACTGCTTGGGCAACAAGTAAAGTCACTGCATTACAAACACAAGCAACCGCTTCACAAGAACTGTACAAACCAATGTCGATATTGTTTGCTCCTGAAATTTCAGCAACAACAAATGTATCTGCACTAACAGATATTACAGAATTGGCTTCTAAAAATGTATCAGTTGTTATTTCACAAGATGGCGGAGGGTTTGGTTACAAAATTTGGAAAACAACAGGTAAAAGTATATCTGATTTAGGCGCTAAATTGGGTGCTGTTGCATTATCTTTGGTTTCTGAATCAATTGCATGGGTAGGCAAATATAATATGTCAGATGGCACAGAATTAGAAACTGTTGCATTTAGCAATGGGCAACAATTTAATGATGTTGCTGATTCATTATTGACTACACTAAACAACTATGGTTATATGTTTAGCCGTAAGTTGATTGGAATTACAGGAAGTTACAATACTCCTCCAACAACTGCTACATTGCCAAGTTCAGATTATCATTTTATCTATTCAAACAGAACTATTGACAAAGCGACAAGAGGTGTAAGAACATTCTTATTACCTGAAGTTAGCCGACCAATAACATTAAATTCAGATGGTACAATGACCAATGCTTTTATTGCTTATATGGAGGGTCAAGCAGGTTTGGCTTTAGATCAAATGGTAAGAGCAGGTGAGTTGAGTGCATTTGATGTAACAATCAATCCATCACAAAACGTATTGTCAACAAACAATATTACAGTAGCAATTAAATTGCTTCCTGTTGGAGTTGCTGACTTTATTACAATTAACATAGGTTTCACTACTAATTTATAATAAAAATGCCAACACCACTTATTAACGGAGTTGCTTATGGTTGGGGAAATGTTCAAGTAATGTTATTCGGAAATCCGTTAACATCAATTACAAAAATTGAATATAACCATAAACAAGAAAAACAAAATATCTACGGAGCAGGTAATGAGCCTGTTGCAAGAGGGTATGGTAGAGTTGAATATTCAGGTTCTATTGAATTAAAGACTGATGAATGGAAACAGATTATTGCAGCATCTCCTGCAAGTAATCCATTAAACATTGCACCATTTACAATTAAAGTTGTTATGGGTGGTACAAATGTACTTCCTACTGTTGACACTTTGTTAATGGTTGAGTTTATGGAAAACCCATTAGAAAGTAATGAGGGAGATACTTCGCTAACTGTTAAAGTTCCATTAATTATTGGACAGATTGTTCGATAAGAAAAATATTTCTAAATTTACACTTATAAAAACTATTTTATGAGTGTAAGTTTAGATTTAGAGAAAGTTCAAAAAGAAGCAGATAAGATTGCTGAAAAGTTGACAAATGAAATGGGCGAGAAGATTCATGCTCACGTTATTGTAACGGACAAAGAAGAACAAGTAATAGGTTACTTTAAACTCCCTACAAGACAATTAAAGATGTATGCGTTGGATTTAGAACCTACTTCATTAAGTCAAGCAAATGACACAATCTTAAAAACGTGTTTAGTACAAGGACAATCTGATAAAAGAATTTTAGATGAAAGTCCTGAAAACGATGCAATCTATTTGACTTTCAATATGTATGCTTCAACATTAGTCGAACTATACAATTTGAACATTCAAAAAAAAAATTAAGGTATAAAATTACCGATGATAGTAGCGAGGAAAGGCAAATATCTGCACTTCTTCGCTATTTTTTTAATATAGACCCTGATTTGCTTGACGATGACAAGTTTTATCAATTAGAGGGAGAATTAATGTACGCATTGGTAAAAGATGGTAAATTACAAAGAAAATAACCTATGTCAAATAATACAGTTCAATATGTAATAACCCTTAAAGACTTATTTTCAAGTCAAATTAAAGATGAAGTAAATAGAACAGAAAAATTAAATGATTCTACTGATAAGTTAAATAATAAATTTACAAGATCAGGAAGAAAAATAGGTACTGCATTTGCAATAAGGGAAATATATCAATTTGGAAAAAGCCTATTAGATGTTTCAATGCAAGTTGAAGGATTTAAAAACCAAATGGGATTTGCAAGTGGCTCAATGAAACAAGGTGCTGCTGATTTTGAATATGTTTCAAAATTATCTAATTCTATGGGGTTGGATTTAGCAAGTACTGCTGATGCGTTTGCTAAATTTCAAGGTGCTGTAAGAGGAAGTTCAATAGAGGGTAAACAATCTAAAAATATATTTGAAGGTGTTTCTATGGCTGCTTCTGTTATGCATTTATCGGCAGAAGAAAGTGCAGGTTCGTTGTATGCTTTGCAACAAATGATGTCTAAAGGTCGTGTATATTCAGAGGAATTAACAAGGCAGTTAGGAGAACGTATGCCTGGTGCATTAGGAATTGCTGCTCGTGCAATGGGAACTACAAAAGCAGAATTGCTTGATATGATGAAAAAAGGAGAGGTAATGTCCGAAGTATTTTTACCTCGTTTTGGAAATCAACTTAAAAAAGAATTTGCAGGTGGTCTTGAACAATCAGCAAAATCAGGGATGGCTAATTTTAATAGAATGAATAATTCTATTTATTTAATGAAATTATCATTATCAGAAACATTAATGCCTGTATTAAGTGGATTTGTTAGATTAATAACAAAAACATCTAATTTTATTAGAGAAAATAAATCAGAAATTATAGGTTTAACTGTTGCTTTTAGTTCTTTATATTTAGCGTTTAAATCACAAGCAATAATAACATCATTAGTTGCATTTAGACTTTCTTTATTAAAAGCAGGAACATTATCATATACAATAGCAACAATTGCAGCAGAATTTGCAACAGGAGGGTTTAAAAATGGTTTATTAGCATTAAATATTGCATTATCATCAAATCCAATTGGTGCTGTTGTTGCAGTTATTGGATTATTAGCGTCAGGCGTTGTTTATGCTTATAGTAAATTTGAAGGATTTAGAAATTTATTAAGTGGTATTTGGCAAATAATGAAAGAATTAACTGTATCAGTATATAATTTAGTTGCTGGTTTTTTAACTTTAGACCCTTCTCAAATAATGAAAGGCGTAACTGGTTTTTCACAAATTGGAGGAGCATTTGAAAGAGGATGGAACGCTTCTAAATATTCAAAAACCAATCTTGGGAAATTACCGACAGGTGGCAATGGAGGTGGCAATGGAGGTGGCGGAGGTGGAAAACCACCTAAAGGACCAAGCGATGCGTCAAAAGTTAGTCAACCTAAAGCAACACAAATTCACATAAATATTGGTAAATTAGTGGAAACACAAAACATTAAGATTGAAAATGCCACAAAAGACTTTGCACAAAAACTTCACACAGCAGTAGCAGAGGTATTATTGAATGTGGTTAATGACACTAACAGAATAGCAACACAATAGATATGAAGATAGTTATTCCAAATAATGAACAACAATTAGAAGGTCAAATAAAGCAGATTATTCAAACTGCTGCACCTGCGTTGTTAAAAACTGAAGGGTTTAAAATACTACTTCCTAAAACTGACGCTTCAACAGAATCATTTAAAAGTGAACCTGTAAAATACAATCAAACTGACATTAAATCATATTTAGGAACTAATGTTTTTTCTAATTTAAACATAAAATATAGAACAAAAGGGGAGGGAACAACGCAAGTTAAAAGATTGATGATTGATACTGCCCTATTTGTTGTTACACAAACTAAAAATGTTGTAACAACTGCTATTCAAGGTAGAGATGGAACGGTTAAAGAATATATTTCACTTGGCGATTACAAAGTAAGCATTAAAGGTGTTATTGCTGGTTATCCAGGCACATATCCACAATCAAAAGTACAAGGTAAATACAACTCACCTGTTGCTGATTTAATTGATGCTTGTAATGACAATAGAGCAGTAGATGTTGAATCATGGTATTTAACAATGTTTGGAATATATAAACTTGTAATTACTGATTTTACTATTGGACAAAATGAAGGGGAATTTTCATTACAACCATTTGAAATTTCAGCATTAAGTGATACGCCATTCCAATTAGATATAACAAAATAATATGTTAAGGTTAATTTCTCAAATAACATTAAAGCAAAACCCTACTGACACATATCCTGACAGAGGAAAAACAATAATATTTGATTTTGTTAATAATATTGAGTTTTCATCTACTTGGCAAAACTTATCTGATACTGGTTCAATAATATTTCCTAAAAATTTAGTTTTTAAGGATGAATTTGGAACTATTGCTTCGTGGCAAAAACAAAATATAGCAGTAGCAAATGGCACTACACCACCATTAATAATGCGTGGCGATAGTATTAAGATTGAATTAGGTTATGTTTATGAATATCCACTAAACAACTATAATACTGAAATAAACAAAGTATTTGAAGGGTATGTAACTTCTGTAAACAATCGTATTCCACTTGAACTTACGTTTGAGGACAATATGTGGAAACTTAAACAAATACAAGCACCTAACAAAACTTTTAAATCTTCTCAATATACACTTGAATCAATGATTAAAGAGTTGTTGGTTGGTACAGGCTTTACATATAAAGATAGAACAGCAAATAGTCCTATATCTACTACTTTTGGGGATTTTACAACAAACAATGAAACAATAGCACAAGTATTGGATAGACTGCAAAAAGATTTTCGATTTGAGAGCAGTTTTAAAGGCACAGAACTTCGTTGTGGATTTATTGTATATTATCCCGAAGATATGAAGCGACATGACTTTAAATTTCAATATAACATCATTTCTGATGACTTAATTTATAAGCGTAAAGATGATGTTAAAATTGGCGTAGAGGTTCATACACACCAAATGGAATCAATTGGATCAAATAAGGATAATACTACAAAATTTAAAACAGTTAAAAAAGATTTCTTTGGTTACTATTTAAAGAACAAACTGCAAATAGTTGAAATAGATAAAAAACCTACTGCGTTTGATGGGGAGATAAGAACTATCAATATGATGAAAATGCCTGAAGCAGAGGTTAAAAAATACATTGAAAAACAATTAAACAGAATGTCTTATGAGGGTTGGCGAGGTTCATTTGAAACATTTGGACTTCCTATGGTACAATTTGGAAACATTGTTAAATTAGTAGATGACATATTGCCTGAACGTAACGGGCAATATATGGTTAAATCTGTTGACACTACTTTTGGCATGAATGGTTTTAGACAAAAGATAGGATTGGATATTAAGATTGATGACTTTTCACAGGCAGAATTAAATCAAGGATTATGAGTACACACGCAAGGAATATAAAAGAAGGAATACAACGATTAGCAGGAACATTTGGCAAAGATTATTTAACTACTGTTGATTGTGTTGTATTAAATGTTAATGAAAAGGCAAGGACTTGTTCTGTTGAGCCTGTATCTACTACTGCTATAACTTCATTTAATGATGTTTATTTAAGTGCAACACCTAATGATGGATTGATATGTTATCCCGAAATTGGCTCAACAGTTCGTGTTGCTTTAAACAACAAAGGAGATAAGTATGTATTGCAATTTGGTGATTTGCAAAAGATACGAATAACAACTGGTCAAATGGAAATCATTGTTCAAGATGGCGAGGTGTTATTAGGCGATGGTTCATTTGGCGGTTTAATTAAAATTGACGATTTAAAAACACAAATTGACAAGATGCTTACTGCCATAAAGATAGCGAGTGGAGCAGGATAAAATGCGATATACACATTAGATAGTGGAGCAAGTTATACGGAAATTACTACTGCCACAAACAATATTCAAAACCAAAACAAATCTACATTAGAAAACACAATTATTAAACACGGAATATAATGGCACAAGATTTTTTACAAGACAACGGAGAGGACTTATTATTTTTTCAAGGTGATTTTGCTATTGGCGATTCAGAGCAACAACACATATCAGATATTATTTATTCTGCACCAGGTTGGTGGAAAGAATTTCCTGCTGTTGGCTTAAACATTCAACAATATTTATCGGGTGCAGGTATTTCAGATACTTTAAATGCTAATTTAAGATTGCAGTTAGTTGCTGATGGTTACACACTAACAAGAGCAACATTTATTCAAGATGGAGAAACATTAACACTTGACACAAATGCTGAAAGAGTATAAAGTACAAAAAGGTGAATCTTTGCAAGATGTTGTCATTAAGTTGTACGGCAGTTTGGAGTATCAATATAAATTTATTTCTGACAATAATTTAGGCAGTATTGACACTACACAACCACAATTGTATCAAAATGATGATAAAATTTCTTTGCTTTTTCATTATGAAGGATATGATTATAATGCAATATTGCCTAAAATAATAACATCAACTTTAATTTATTGGGGTATTGATTTTACTTTACATTCAAATATTTCAGCAAGTGTTGGTTTAGAATTTGATAATTTAAACAATAGATGGATTGCTCAATTAATTTCAGGACCTTGTTATTATTATACAAATAATATTTTTCCTTTTTCAGATGGTAATGTTTGGAGTACTATTTCAGGAGGATATATTATAAAAGTTGAACCTTATTTTGAGCCTTTTAACGTTGTTTATGATGATTCAGTAATAAATTCTATTGTTCCTGCTCTTACACCTGCTCAAATGAACGCAGAAAGCAATCTTAAATCACTTAAAGTTCTTAATGGTCAATCATTTTATGATATTTCATTAATGGCTCATGGCGATTTAGAAAATGCAGTCAAACTTGCTTATGATAATAATTTTGATATAAACACCTTTGATTATAGTGAAAAGAAGTCGATTATTTACTATAATACTGATATTAAGAACAATTTGATTTATAATTTTATGAACACATTGGAAGTTAAGCCTTCAACTATTTATAAAGAAGTAGTTGTTCCTGCTCCTCCAAGTGGACACATTGCATTTAATGAATCGTTTAACGTATCATTTAATTAAGAAATGGCAAATTTAAACAAAGCAGATTTACAATCAGATATAAACGGAAAGGTTTACGAAAATACAACAGGTGCAATTACTGGTACTAACCTAAATACTGTTTTTACTGACGTAAAAGATTCAAAGGATTCTTTAAAAGATAATAATACTTTTGAAGGAACAATTAGTGCAACAAAGTTAAGTGGCACAAACACAGGTTATGAAA